ATAATTGTACTTGTCGCTGAATGGGGGTAGTATTATGACGCCATTCGCCAACTTGGGTAAATGAAGGTAGCTCAAAGATTTGAATTGCTGCATAATCACCCCCAGTTCCTAACGAAGGATCAAGTGCTGCTAAATAGATAAATCGTTTATCTGGCGTTTTATACCATCGTACTTGATCAATTTGGTATAATGGATCAATTCCACGAAGAGAAGATAACTTTTTGGAATCAATCAATGTTTCATCAAAGACCAAAAATTCACAACCGTACTCTCGTCTAAATCGTTCTTCACCAATACGCCCCAATTCTGATTGTTTCCATTCTTCATCGCGTTCCGGATGTTCATCCCATTGTGCGGTAAACCCATAAAATCCATTAATTCCCACCCCATCAGAGGTTGGATTTCCATATGCATCAAATATATCTTGGCTCCCCTTCCATATATTGGCAAAGGTATCTTCGTCGCTGTTTGGCGTACTAGTGATAATAGCCCGTCCACCGGTTGCTAATGTTGGGGAAATAGAGGTCCAAAACTCTTCTGCTATGTTTGGTTCTAAGAAAGCAAATTCGTCGCACTGATGAGAGATTACTTCATTAACGTACACTAAGTGACTGATAGTGTTGAAAATTTCGTATGTATCGGGCAGCACCGTCCCATCAATTTTTGATATTCTACGGGTGCCGGATGCACAATCTAGGGCATCTCCGATTTTTAGTTCATGCGTCCGAATTTCTTTATTGTTAATATAAAAACGGTGATTTGTAGTTGCATGGATGAAATCACCGGTATCAAACATTATTTTTCTAGCAGGGGCATTTACACGTGCATTGTGTATTACCCCTTCAAAGTTTTCCCACCCATGCGGTGTTAATATTTCGTATTCATTGTTTGGTGCGTATCCTTGTTGCACGTAATTGTTCCTCAATCACGCCACCGCTTATTTGCTTATCATGGTCAATATCTTCCATAATAAGATCAATCGCGAGGGCAAATTCTATGTTGGATTGTTCGGGAGTACAATCACATAAAGTAAGCAATTCAGGCAATGTAATACTAGATGCAGAATGCTTTCCAATGTTTTCTTCCCATGGAATCATCTGCAAATTATATTCATGCCCTATTACGAGTGGACTTACTTCATTTAAATACCCATGCATAATTGAATATCGATGATCAATGTGCCATGCATCCGGCGTGCCCGCCAATCCTGTAATATATCCTTTGACTAATTTAGCTCGTAACCGTTCTGTCAGATATGTGACTATTTTTTTATACCTATAGAATATTCGTCTGTTGGCCAATGATAATATTAATCCTTTTTTGGCTTTAGTTTCATTGCCTTTTACGATCGCTTTAACGGCAATCTGCGAGTATCCATTTCTTCCATGCTCATCAATTTTGTTCATATGAGTATTTCTGGTCTTTTCACCCTTCTTTTTATACCCGGTTACTCCATTCTCATCCGCCATTGAGAGTTTTTCTCTGGCCTTTATTTGTGATATCTGATATTTAGTCAGCCCAGTGCTAGAATCAACCGTTTGCACCCCTACTTTTATTGCATCAATATGTGCTTGTGACACCTTTTGATAATTTGGAAATTGTGTATCAAATTCTTCCACTGACATATCCAATCTACTAGAAATGTGTTTAGTGGTAATCATGCGCAATCGGATGCCAGTAACTGGGCATTCCACATAATCGATTCCATTTACTGCGGACGGATCATATAAATGTGCATATTGTTTTCGATTTTGTTGGATGAGCCGTTCGAGTTTGGTGGGAGGCGCTGGACGATTTTGACGTTTTTCTGCAAGTAATTGTTCTTTCTTTGCTTTATCATCTGCCCTTCCCTTAGTATGCATTTTTAACGAATACCCTCTGAACAAATTTATGAATCGTGCAGGTTTATTAAATGCATCAATCAATGGTGACTGAATATCATTTAATATACAATACACCCGCTCATTGAATGGTACATCATTCAACCATGGGGTTGAATCGATAACCCATTGATATATAGGAAAATCCCTTGCTTTTAGGGTGCGCCCAAGATTGACACAATTTCCATTTTGTTGTACGTAGTTAGTTAAGATAGTCTTATTCATGTATTTTTGGTTAAGAAGTATTTTTATAAGTTGTTGTGCAATAACAATATTTTAGCAAACATAATAACCTACCATATTATCATATTTTAGTAACAATTTCAACCACTTTCAGTGTGTTGGATTGTAGATAATCGGGTATATAATTCTTTGAGTGACACAGTTTCTTCCACCAAGGTATGTTTATTGCGAACTTTCACAAAGCTGGTATCCCCTTCGAGGCAGTATAATAATGAAATGGCCATACCTCGTCCGGTATTACCGGTAGTGGTATCAGATACGATGCGTGATCCATTATCAAAATCCATATTGCCTTTATTATAATTAACTACACCGCAGCGGATATGATCTGGGCATAATTCGTATCCGTATCGAATACGTTTCATGATTTCTTGGGCACCAAAGAATTTATGTGCAGCGATCAATATGGTTTGATCTGGGTGGAACATGGCATACCATAATATGTAAGCGGCAGCGCATGTCGTTTTACCAGATTGTCTAGGAAGTAATGAAACGGTAAAACGATTAACATGATAACTTTGCATCAATTTTATTTGGTATTCAAATGGATCGAACGGGATTTTCCCTCGTACTGCGTGTTGAATAAAAAAGAAATTTTTAACAAAATAAAGGTACCCCTCGTTGGGGTCCATACATTTTGATAGTTCTTCAATATGTTTTTCAGTAAATCGTTCCTGTCGATTGGCGCGTTTAATGATAACGCCATCAAGTGATCTAGCCATTATAATATTCCTGTATCATGTGGTTCATATTCGTTTGCGAAGACCTCCGGACCCAGCACCCGTATTATTTCATCTTTCCATGTTTCATCATGGGTTGGGTGATCGTGCCATGTAGCATAAAATGGATGATATGAAGATTCTCCGGTGCGAGAATCGACCCATAATTTTGAAAATATATTAGGATGATTCCACGAACTGATCAGATGTAATTCGCCACCCGTGACCAATGCTGGGGTAATATGAACTAATTCAAAGGTTGATGGATAGAATGCACATTCGTCTAATAATATTGTGGTGAATGTATATCCTTTAATTGCGCAGAGGCAATTACTCGCTGATTGCAATTTAATGGATGATCCATTATTAAATTCTATCCTATGGGGGGTGCAAGAGGTACACATGTTTCCAATTTCGTCTGGTAATCCACTGACCATACCAGCAAATTGTTGCGTAATACTTTTTTTAATAGCTTCGGTAGCGGTTACTATAAGGATGGCGGAATTGGGGGTAAATAGTGCGGTCCATAATGCATATAACATAATGCATACTGTTTTTCCGCTTTGCCGGAATAACAAATTAATCGTTTTGTTATGCTGATGGAGATGATTAAGAAATTCTATCTGATAAGGATATAAGGTAATAGGTTGGTCATTAAGAGAAATGAGGTTTCCGTTTACAAAATCGATAAGAGTTGGTGGTGTATTATTGTTCATATGTGCGTAAGGCGTGATAAATTGAAAATTCGTTGACATTGGGAAGTCTAATCAGGGATATATCGTTCCATGTAATAGAAAGTGCAGGCTCACATAAAAAATGTAAATTTCCAGGTAATTTTTGAACATATTTACGAAGGTATGCTCGGGTAGTGGAAGTAATTTTGTTATTACCTAGTTCAATGATGAGAACATCGTGTGAGTATTCTAAGAATGGGATAGGTGATATAACAGACGCTCGTATTCCTGATCCATTCGAAAAGAGCATTTTGGTTTGATTACGAATACTACCAGGTATAAAATATGGTGGTAACTTATTTAGAATAGTATAGGCAATGGCAATTGTGGATTGCACCACGGTTCTATACGGAGATAGAATTCTGATATTGGAATTCTCTATGAATAGTGCATGCCATAATGCATATATTGCAATGCACGTTGTTTTCCCGGTGGATTTTGGTAATATATTGATAGTATGCTTATGCGAACTGAGATTCGCCAATGTATTTATTTGGACATGGCTCGGATGAAATTTTTGTATTCCACCCGTTGGAGATGGTATAACAACATAAGTATCTATGAAATGTTTAAGCCCAGTGACAGGATCAGCACATCGCGCTATTTCATCGATGTGCTCTTGTTTTAAATCGTCAAAGGTATTTAAGTCAATTATTAGCATAATAGTAGTTATATCAACAACTACTATTTATGCTCAATATTTACCGTGCACAAATTTCTTCGTAGAGTTGTGCCAATTCCCGATGTAATGATTCGGTATATTTACGTGCCATTGGGTTATCACCAGGCGCGGCAGGGGCAAAGGCCGTATGAGATTTGTGAAGATCATCGCCACGTGATGTGATTGATTGGATGGAAAGAGGCGCATCATCATCCAACTCGTCGTCATCGGGTGACGTGATTGTGGTTTGCTCTGAATCGAGGTCTCGTAAAATATCGATTAATTGACGAATACCAGGTTGCCCCATACCGCTCATTTCAACATTCATTTGAACGTCAGATTGCGGGGCGTTGTCAACCGAGTCACCGCATTCTTCAATATCTTGATCTTGTATTAATTCTTCATCGACGGAATATTCTGATGATTCGACGGGAGATTGAACGGCGGGGGATAATGGATAATCGGAATCCATTTCTTTTATTTGTTTACATAAAGTTGAAAAATCCATAGGTATAATCCTGAGTGAAGGGTACTGTTAATTGGCATCCCTGGGGGATTTTTTGGCCAATAGTTTATCATTAGTCCCTTTTACTTGGGTACTAAATCGTGGTTCTTTTTTAAGTGCTTTTTGTAGCTCGGTTGCACGTTTATTACCAACCAATGCTTGCCCATTTTCTTCTGATGGGAGATTATTTTCAAGTGCGGATTCTTCAAATGGAGTCCGCACTTTGATAAATGACGTTGATGTATTTAATCGTTCGGCCACTAACGTGCGTACTTGAGTACTGGTTACCGGATAATTCACAGATACTTCAAATGTTGTCGCACTAAGGTTTTTTAGGTCCGGAAAATCCATTTGCTGCTCTTGAATGGGGGTG